GTTTTGCCATTAGAATGCCTCAGAATCTATATTTTTAGTAGTTCTTTTAGGTTTTCTCAACTTCACTAATTCATTTTCTTGTTCAGCAATTTTTGATGTTAAAGATTCTACTTGTTGAGTTAGAGTTAGAACCTTTGCTTCCATAGCAATTGATTGTGATAAAAAATCATTTACTTTCTTTTGATAAGTTACTATCAAATTTTTGATCTCAGATTCATTCATAATTGATATAAAAAAAGGTGGGACTCGCCCACCTGTATTTATAAGTTGTCTTTAACCTTAGAACGAGCCACCATCTACAGTTATATTTTCTAGATTTCTTGTAGATCCACTACAGGAAATAACTGCTTGACTGTTTCCTTGACAATCACTGACGGTCAGTGCTCCAATCTCAAGATTAGCATAAGAGATACTTCCCATTACGCTTGAGGATTCGGAAACTTCATCAGCGATGACGATTCTTCCAACACTATCGTCCCAGAACATAGCAGCGGTCTTAGCAGAACCACTGTAATAGTGCATTACAACACCAACGTCAATGTTGGCATCAGAAGAAGGTGCTACCAGAGAACCACCACTGTTAACAAGACCAACTTCAATCAGAGAGTCTTCAACCTTTAAGGTCTCAGTATTGATGATAGACTGAGAACCTAAGACGGTAAATGTACCGTTGACAGTCAGATCATCAGCAACTGTGGTTGTTCCATTAGCAGAGTCAAGAGTTAATCCACCAGAGGAAGTTGTGAGAGTGTTGGCATCAAGACTCAGATTATCAACTGTTGCAGCACCAGTAACTGCAAGGGTAGTGCCATTAAAGGTAAGATTGGCACTGTCCTCAAGAGCACCAGAAGTGCCAGCAATAACAACTCTATTGTCAGTAAGGTCGCTAACCGTTGCAGAAGAAAGAACTGTTTCTCCCCCAGAGATATTAGCACCGCCATTAGCATCAATAGCACCAGTAACTGTCAGACCAGCACTAACAACAGCATCTTTAGTAACTGTGAGAGAGTCACCAATTGTAGCATCACCATCTGTAGTGAGAGCACCAGCTACATCAAGAGTTGAACCATTAAATGTAAGGTTTGCATTATCTTCAAGAGCACCATTAACTCCTGCAAGAACAACACGACCATTAGTTAAGTCACTAACAGTTGCAGAAGAAAGGGTTGTTTCCCCACCACTAACATTTAATCCTCCACGGAGAACTGCTGCGTGGTTGCTATTTACTACGTTGGATTGAGCAGCAATAGCATTACCCATATAAGCATGGGCAGAGCACTGATAATGAAGAACCTGAGGTGTAGTGTCAGTTACTGTAATCTCAGTGTAAGCACCAGAGTTACCAGCAGTACCGTTAGTTGTTACGTTTGTGGTATATGCAGTGGTCTTATCTGACTCAAGATAGAAGCGAATTGGATGACTACTGTTTGAGTTATCTGATTGGTCAAAGCGATAAGTTTTTCCAGGAACGAGAGTAATGAAAGGAGACTGAATACCATCAATAAAGTATCCAGAACTAGAACCACTTCCGAAGTATCTGTGATCTGCTGTCTTGGAAGCAACAGTAACAACATAATCAACTCTCGTAGAACTTGCTGCACCAACAAGTGCCTTATGTCCAGAGAACTGAGTAGCAGTTACAATACCAGAAGCGTTTACATCCACGATGGATGTAATTGAATCACTTACAGTGACATCTCCAGTAACTGCGAGAACACTGCCGTTAAAAGTAAGATTTGCACTATCTTCAATAGCACCACTAGTACCGGCAATAACAACTCTGTTATCAGTAAGATCGCCAACAATCAGAGAGTTGGTAGAAAGATCTGTGCCATCATAAGTAAGGTTTGCGTCATCTTCAAGTTCACCAGAAGTACCAGCAATAACAACTCTGTTATTTGTTAAGTCACCGATGGCTGCAGTATCGGCAGACAGAGTGTCAATATTGGCAGTTCCATCAAGGTGAAGATTTCTCCACTCTTTACCAGACTCACCCAAGTCATAAGTGTCATCATCATTTGGAACGAGACTGGAAATAAATTCGCCAGCAACATTGATGTCGTCAGTATCAGCATCACCAAGGTTAATTGTTCCACCTTTGAATGTTGCTACACCGACGAATTCGGCATATCCCTGGACGTTTAAGTTACCACCAACAGTTACGTTCTTGTTAACACCAAGACCACCGTCAATTTGGAAAGCACCAGTATTGGCATTTCCTAAAGTATTATCGGTAGTATTAGTGACTGTTGTTACACCAGAAATATCAACCGTAGAGTCAACATCAAAGTGACCTGTTACTGTGGTAACACCAGTCAGAACTGAGTTGGCAGAACCGGCACCCCAACTAAGGTTTCCGCTTCCATCGTTGGTAAGAACACTACTTGCCCCACCTTGAGTTCCGGGGAAATAGTAAGTTACGATACCAGCAAGAGATGCTGGAGATGCAAGTGTAATATAACTTGTACCGTTATTCGTGCCTTCTACGAGGTTAACACCAGATCCACTGGTAGCGCCCTCAATAGTCCAGAATCTCCCTGAACCTACGAATTGATTGTTTGAAGTCGTCGAGTCAATACCGACGTAGAGGTCGTATTTGTCGGTTGTAAAACCTGGCTCACCTGCCCTCAATGCTGGCAAATTACTAAAGAGACCTCTCTTGAACTGTAATACAGGAGCAGCCATCTTGTAAAATTCTTACCTTTTTATCTATTTAGTTAAAAAATTACCTACTATTTAAAAAGTTCCGGCATCATATGCTTCATCATCACTACCATCAGCAAGGTCAACAATTTGGTGTGCAGGAACATGAATATATTCAGAACCATTAAACATTATAAAAGTATTATTTGCTCTAGCACCGATGTTTATATCACCAACATTTTGCAACTTATCAACTGTTCCCGTGGCAGCAGATTGATTTGATGCTACAACCTTTATAGCGTTTGTTTGTCCGACCCTAACAGTCGTAGTATTGTTATTAGTTTTAACTCTAATATTCGCCATTAGAATTTCGTTGCTCCAGCGCGTACTAGGACCATACCTTCAATAACTCTACTCATTATACCGGCATTATCAGTCATCACAACATCATAAACATACCTACCATCTTTCAAATTGGCAGTTTGAGTCGTCGTCAAACCAATTTTGACTTGACCGTTTGCTGCATTACCGTAAATAGATGAAGTAAATGTAGTAACACCTGAGGTAGCACCTGGATGCTTCCTCATCTGAGATTTAAATGTATAGTTAGTCAGATTCAAGACAGAGTTAGATGTCCCATCTTCAAGAGTGAAGACCTGACTAAAATCTGTACTTTGATCAATTTGAATATTACTGACGTATACTGCCATTTTTCAAAGGTATTTTAAGTATTTAGGAAGGTAGTCCTATTACACCAACAACTTCTTGTTGCTTGAAATATAGCTTTGCGTAAGATTTACAAATGTTTTGAAGTTCACCAATATTATCACACTCGTCAATTAGTCTTGCCTGTTGCTCGTAAGCAAACATTTTGGACATTGTTTCAAGTTTGATTTGATCGGGATCCATTGATAAACTCCGTGAGAAGGGACTTGATTTCATCTATGTCTTTCCGCATTTCATCAAGTTCTTGTTTTTGACGATCGCGGTTAGATCTCATCTTAACATATTCATTATAACCAGTTGTATCAGTATTGACAATAGCACCTGCATCTGTACGATACAAGTGCTTATGATCTTTTACCTTTTTCATCATGCAAGAGCAATAACTCTAAAGTCCTTAAACCTTGGTGCTCTTGCTTCATTTGTACCACTCATAACAATCTTGATTCTGAATGCATTAAATTGGTCAAGATTATCAGCACTAAACTGATAGTCTATATATTCATCATCTGCGCTCGAACGAACGAAAGCATCTGGTTTACCATTATTGAGAACAGAATCAACCACTTCATCACCAAATCCATCACCATTAGTATCTTTTAAGTTATCAAATCCAGGGAATAACTCAAATGCTTGTTCAATACCGTTAGAATCAACTCTAGAGAGTTCATAAAGAACTCTAAAATCTGCCGAAGAATGTCGATATGCAGAAACGAGTACTTTCAAAGAAGATGCAGGTTGTGCAAGTTGTATTGGTTGTGTAATATAGAATCCAGCATGTGGATCCGCATCAATAGAATTAACTCTTCCATCATTCGCATAATCTGAAATTGGATTGTTAAGTCTATTTCTTCCAAACGTAAAATTAGATCCTTGAAGGTCAATTGTTGGAGAAAGATTTGAATCTACTGTGCTCATGTTGACTGCAAGAGTCAGAGACTTATTATTAGGAAGATTTGTCAGTCTGGTTGTTTCGTTTATTCTAGAAGCAACGATTCTTGGAGTAGTCAAAGGATTAGGATTGTTCAGAGACACATTTTCATATCCTTGATCAATAAACGAAACTTCAGAACCTCCAGCACTAGTTCCAGATACTGTTCTAATTTGAGCATCTGCAGTAGTGCTTGTATCTGGGGTGAACAAATTAATTCTTGGTGTAATTTGATCAAACTGAATATTACTCGAAGAGAATACAATCGAACCACCGACACTATTTTCATCAGTAAAACTAAGTTGATTATCTCCTGCGGTTCTAGTTCCACGATCAATTTGAAGATGATAAAGGTCAAAGTCTCTATTATTCTTTAAGGTAGAATCAGTAGGCATATTATGTTGCTTATTGATTCTATGAAGAGAAATACCATTTAATTCGTAGGTAAAGATTTGATCATTAAGATCATGAGATCTCTTAAGAGAACCATCCATTCCTCTCGTACCTATTCCAAGTGTTCCAGCTCCACCAGCACCAGCAGTAATAGAGTTGTAATAAATGATTTCGTTATTGACCTTGGCATAACCCGTAGAGGTTGAAATGCCTTCAAATGTCGCGAAGAGTGAGGTATTAGCAACTGAAATAGTTGTATCACTCAATCCAAGTGGAGCGTTGAGAGTTGTTGGTATCGTATTTGGTTCGATATCTGCAAGAACGACAACGTTGTTATCTGCATGAAGACCGTGATTTGTTTGCTCAACTTCAATAACTCTTCCATCAAACAAGTTGCTAATAAGACTAGAGTTTCTAATAGTTGTATCTGCGTAGGATACTGCAACATCAGGGGAACTATAAACAACAAGTGGTTGACCCTCAGTGAAACTCTCACCTTGAACATCAGTCAAATACAGAGTATCTTTGCCGGTGATATTTTTAACGGAGAATTGTGCACCACGTCCTTTTGCAACATCAGAAGTTGTAATTCCAAGAACATCACCAACGACATATCCGTTTCCAGGAGTTGTAATGAATGGATTTCCAGTAACTGTATTATTAGAAACTGTCACAATACCAATAGCTCCAGATCCAGATCCAGTAATAGAATAGAAGTTTACATCATTAAAGGTTCCATTACTATATCCTGCACCAACTAGATTACTGGTAGTGTTGGCAATATTTCCGCCTACTTGTTCAATATTACCACTAATAGCAGCAGAGGATGTATTATCACTGACTTTTTTACCAATAGTCAGGATACTATCCATCGCAGAGGTTGTTGTAATTCCAACCTTCAGTTTTCTTGGAAGAGTTGTAATAGGATTATTTAAAAGTTTAGGAGTCAAATCACTTCCATTTTCTAATGATGGGTTATAGAAGTATGCAATTCCAGGATCCTTAGTGAAGTTTGCTTTATAAAGATCAAACTTCATGTCCTCAAACTGACTTGCTGTCCAAATTGTTCCATTCTGAGATTTGAACAAACTTCCACCAACATACTGTTTTGTTACAATAACACTTTCAGCATCGGGGAGTATTGAAGCATTTACTGTTTTTTCGCCCATTCGTGCTACCCAAACTTCATATTGATCTGAAGATGGCGCAAGAAGAACAAAACAATACTCACGATCTGGTTCTAGATAAATTGGTGAGGGGAAAGTTATTGTAGTAGGAACAGATGCGTCACTTGAAACATTAATATCTTTTGGTTCAAGAGTAACCTCAGAATATTCTGTAACTAATTGATTAGTTGGTGTTCCCAACTCGACAGTTCTCAGTTCACATGTAATTTTTTCATTCTCATCCTTAGATGCAAAGTAGACATCAAGTTTGGTTAAAAATGCTCCAGTTTCATCAACAGTAAATGATTGTGCCAGAGGGTCATAGAATCTCTGGATAACTGTCGTTCTGCGGAATGTCTGAACTCGCCCATTAGTGGTGTATGTACCTTCACCACTACTAGTTTTCAAACTACCGGGTAATGGTTCTGCGTTAGTTGAACTAGATGTAAGTTTGAATGTCTTTTTACCTGTCTTAAATCTTACGGCAGGAGCTGGTGATGTATTCGGATTTCTGAAGAAGAAAGATCCAAATACATCACCAAAAGTATCTGTAATAAGTCTTACATCAGTTACTTTTGCTTGTGCTCCACTAGTTTCACCAAGAAGAACCATATCTTTCAGGATACGTCCATTAAATTTACCAAGAACATCTTCCATTAAAGAATCAATATCAACGTTTAACACGGTTGAAGATGCAGAATATACTGTTGGGAGAGTTACATTTTTATTATATGGATTAAGAGTAAATACATCGGTTGGATTACTAATAGGACCTTTCTTATGGTTTGGTCTACAAATTCTTACAGAAAATAGTTGCTTAGATCCGACAAACCCTTTGACAGTTTCTCCATGACTAAAGACGCCAGAAGTCATAGATATTTCAATTAATTTTGGAATAATATCCAAATTAGTGCTACTATCAAAGAAAGAATAGTGTCTTGCAAGTGGTTTTAGTCCACGTCCAATAAATTTTACATTTCTAGATCTAATGTACTGATCTGTTTCAGTGCCTAAGTTCTGTTCTCTAACCCAACTAAAGAATCTGAATCTTTGTGTGAATCTAATTCCTCTCCTCCTCAATCTTCTTGCGAATCTTCTCTGAGTGCTTCTACCACCACGACGGCGGGGTCTATTGACTGTACCACCATCAATCACAATTGTTCTAGTCCAAGTGTCTTGAGATGGAGAGACTGTAACTCTCCCCTTAAACTCCACCATATTAAATGGGTTTACATTCTCAACTCTAGAGGCAAGAGGTTGTTTGATCCATGATTTATCATCATACTTAAGTGTGATAAGATCACCAGTCTTTTGGACATTTGGATCAAGAAGTTCAAAATCTAAACCAAAATCTATGCCTACAGTGGGAAGACCAGTAGCAACCTCTGGTTTTAAAGAAAAGAAATCAATTGAAGATTTCATCTCGTTACCTTCAATATCTACTCTAGAATTAGGATCAGTTCTCTGATCATCTGCAAAATCATCTACGAAAAATCCTGACTTGAATCTATCAAGTCCATCAGCATCTCTAACTTGAAGCGTTCTGGTGTCAAGTTCAAGGAGAGAAAGTGAGGTGACAGTTTCTAAATTTTCAACTCTGTCCTCAATTCTTCCAATATCCCTCATCGTATATCTTCTATTGTCAACTAAAGTCAACACCGCATCATCTGTGTCATATAGATATGCTGGCAGTTCAATAGTACCAATTTCCATCATATCTGAGGAAATTTGTGGATCTACAGGAATTTCAGCACTAGTTCCCTTAATTACTGAGATCTCTCCTTGAGAACTAAAAACAATTTTATCAATTCTTGGAAGATAGTAACTATATCCAATTAAAGAACTTTCATCCGGTGCAACTATCAAACTTGGATTAGTTCCTGTAGTTGCAAAAGTTCTTGCAGTATAATCAAAGGGAGAAAGTGATGTAGAAGTAAAGTTAGCAACTCTGGGTCTAAAATCTAAAGTATCAGATGCTCTCAACTCTCCTGCCGTAGGGATGTCGTTCTTAAATCTTTCAGAATTGTAAGAATTTACTGTGTAAACATCACCACTATCATTAGATGGAACAGTGTAATGATTGTATATAATCAGAAGTTTTCTTGAAGGAACATAATTACTCTTTTCCTTGCGAACAATCCTAGAATAATCATAGAATTGTGGTTTTACTCCTTTATCAAGAATATAATTATTAGTTACATTTGAATAATTTCCTAGACCGATAACTTGAAGAGGAGCGATAATTCCAGACTCTTCAAAAGTTATGTTTTCGCCTACTATAAACGTATCATCAGTCAAATATGCAATTTCAACTTTTGTTGCTGAAGACCTGGTAACAACTTGAGCAATTGCATTACTAGTATTACCAATAACTCTTTCACCAAGAATAGACGCTGTATCAAGAGAAAGACCTGCAGGAAACTCAATAGAATCTAAAGTTGGGATTGCTGTCCCTAAAGATTCATACACAGCAACAACTTCAACTACATCTGGAACATTCAGAGAAATTTCTTTATCTTGAATTCTAGTTCCATAGAAATCGCTCTGTGATGTTGCCGATATTGCAGTGGACACACCTGCAGCAGACTTAGTAATTTCTAATTTAGTGCTTCTAGTAAATACTTTATTTTTGTTGGTTATTCCAATTTTCTTAACAGTAGTGTTTACCGTTACGTTGTTGGATTGAGATGGAGTAAGTCCTGTAAAGGTAATAACTTGACCTGCAGAACTGATAAGTACTTGGTCTTTAGTTAAAGGTTCAATCGTACCGTCGTTGTAGTGAATGCTATATCTCTCTTGATCAAAAGATTCAAATACACAACTACTAATACCAGTCGCAGTTACATTAAGAGCAAGATTTCCTTCAAGACTTGTGGTCTGCTCTCTAATTTGACTAGAAACTAAAAGATTAGATGATCCAAGGTCAACAGAAGAAATATTTCGCTCATCAATTGGTGCGAATAAACCACCACTTTCTCTGACGACAGGCACACCTACTGTAAATGTTCCTGTAAAAGTGGAATTTGGAAGACCACCATCACAAACATTAGATCTGTCCTCCACTTGAACTAAATCTACTTGTGTTTTGGCAGCGTTGATAGCAGAAACTCTGTTAAAAGTTTCATCACTAACACCAGCGATTTGATATCTAACAATATCTCCAACTTTAAGACTATTAAAGAACTTACCTGGGCAAGTCATAGCACCAGCAGTGCTAATTTGAACGGTGTCTGCTATACCAAATTCATTAAGAACTACTCTCTCAAGAACAGTATCGGCAATAAAATCTTTCTTGAGCTCACTATTAAGTGTTACCGAGTCTTGATAAACAGACTTGACATCCTCAATACTATAAGTTGTAAGACTTGTAATGGAGCGGGAAATTTCCGTGGTCTCATTAATTAAAAGTTGCTCACCAACCATGAAGGTTCCTGATGTCTGCATCAAGGTAATATTGGTGGTTCCAGCAGGAGCACTTTGAACATAACCAGATGCACCACTACTTACACCTCTAACGTAAGAACTGACAGGCATGTCAGCAGTCAGAGTGTTTTCGTTCAGACTGATAGTGGTGTATGTTTGAATATCAAAAAGATACAAATCCCAAGAAGTAGAGAGGTCTACTTGAGCAGAATCTGTAAGACTGAAGTTATATACTCTTGCTTGACCGATTTCGGTTCCGGTAGCAGTACTGTCAGAAGTTCCTCTTCTTTGATCTTGTAATCTTACAATATTAGAATTATTATTAACTCCAAATAATGGGGTTCCTTGAACATTATTGACACGAATTAAAGTTCCCAATTCAAATGGAACTAAAGCGTTCGTTAGTGTTTTTGTTTCCCTAGGTTTTTCAACATCAATAATTTTAGTCGCTGTATTTTCAACATCATAACCTTTTACATATGCTTTACCCGCAGAAACGGATACTGCCATAAGGTCTTCAGAAGGAGTATTTCCCTCATCTGTAGATTGTCCAGAAAAATATACGCCCTCGTTTCCAAGTCTATCATTAAGACTATCTTTTACTTCAACATTAAATGTATCAATTGCATAATTGCCAGATTCTTCATAGGTTCTTTCAGCAAAGTAATCTCTAATAAGATTATAACTGGATTTATTCTGGAGTTTCTTTACTTCTCCATTATCTACTCTAAGAAGTTCTACGAAAGTCTTATCATCATTATCAGTTAAAAGTTTTTTAGATAAAGTAAGTTTAATTCTTAATCTATCTGCTCCGGGGGCAGCATAGTTAGAAAATCCTTTGGCATTATCATATAATGAATCATCATCTTTTGCTGTGATGATTTCTTCAGTAATAGTTAGACCAACTCTATAAGATGGTCGATTAGAATATGGATCTAAAAATATTTTATCTGAAGAAACATCTACAAAAGTTCCTCGGATAAAATATACTCCAGGAGCAATAGATACAGCACTACCGATTGCAGTTGCATTATCAGATAATAAAGATGCAACAGTTTCACCAGCGTTTATAGACGTATTACCATATGTGAAAGAGTCTTCAGTGATTAATACTTCCCCATCTTGGAAAGGTTCAACCTCATTATTGTCACCAGCCTGAATATATTTTACAAAAATAGTTGGGTTTGTAATACCATTCAAGTCAGATACGTTTTCATATCTGTCAACTTTAGCAACAATACCGGATGTCTGTCCTCTTAATCTCTTCCCTACTAGGTTCTTACCATATACGGAAATACTAATCCCCAAGTGATCTGCATTTAATTTAACTGCAGGATATTCGGGGTCAAAAGCAATATTTCCAGGGATCACCATGGATCCCTCTTTGAATGTATGACTTCCAAACGATTCTATCTGATTCTGCAAAATTGATTGCAGAGTCGTCAGTTCTCTAGCTTGAACTGGAAATCCTGGTTTGAATAAAACCTTGTAAAAATTATCATCCTTATCGAAATCATCAAAATAAGGATTGATATTGAGATTAGTTTTCTGTGGCATCGTTTAGAATTCCAGGATGATTTTAACGTCTTCTTTTTGTCTTGAGTTTCTGGAGATTGCTGGACGATTGTCAATATAGACAATATCTCCCGACCCTTTATTTATCTCAGGACTGGCAATCCCCTTTACGATTTGAGTGCCAATTGAAATAAGTTTTGTTCCTGATGGATTTGTGGTGACACCTGTAAATCCAGTATCAACAGAACCCGAGAAACCTCCAGTGGTAGTAACTGGGTTTGTATTTGAAGCAAACTCATACAGTTTACCGTTGGTGGAAACACCAACATAATCTGTTTGATCAAATGTAGTTTGATTCAAGAAAGCATTTCTATCTTGGAAATACTTCAATACTTTAGTTTCATTATCAAATGAAGCAACAAAACCAACTGCTGTTCCACCCGTAACACTTTGACTAATTTTATCACCAACAGATACTGTTCCAGTAACTGACGTAAACTTAAGTGCTCCTAATGATGAGAACTGATTTTCGTCAAATATAGTTGTAGATCCAATAGAAGTTGGATTTTTAACTATACCAATTTGTGCAAAAGTCACATCAGTTGGAAAATCTCTAGTAGAATCATCAAATCTTGCGTAAACAAGAACCTTATCTGCACCAAGTTCCTTATAAAGATCATGTCCATGACCTTTTGATGGTGGAATGATTGGAATCAGTTTTGCTTTAGTGCTAGAGTTAGCATTAATAGATCCAAGATCAACAATTCCGTAAGTATAATTTTTTCCACCAGAGGAAACTACAGTATTTGTAATTTTACCGTTGACATCTACATCAACGATAACTTTACCGCCAGTTCCGTCACCCAAAATATTAACTTCATGAGACCCCTGAGAATATCCCAATCCCTGCTTGTCAATATATACTTTCTTAATCTGATTCTCATTAGTATCAGAATCACCATTATTTCTAACAGCGACTATCTGAGCGTCTGTTGATGTAGACCAATTATTAGGAAGTGAAATATACTCAGTAGAATCAAACTTGATAATATCACTTGGAGACACTGTAAAAAGATATTTCCAAACATACCCATCTCCACTTACACCTGCCTTTGATGGTTCAAGGTCAGTAAAAGTGGGTTCATCAAGCGAAGCATTTCCTGTCGTACTAATTCCAGATGAACCATTATCAATAACAGTATATACTTTGAACTCACTATTCATTACATAGTAGTTCGCATCATAAAGTCTTGCAGACTTTGTGGTAGGGGAAAGATTCTTGAGACTGTAGTCATGACGATACATCTCATATTTTGTACCTCTAGTCCAATCAACTCTCCTCACTAGTCTTCTGACATTAGCAGAGGAAACTTTTTTACCAAAGGAAATATTGTCACCAATAAAATTGGAATAATCAATACTATCAGTAGGACTAGGAGTATTTGTGTCCCAGTCTGTAGTTCTTCCAAATCCTACTATGGAAGGATTGGATAAACCAACAAAAACATAGTAAGAGTTTGCAGAACTAGTGACGGAATCTACAAAATTTCCCGCATTTAATATTCTAAACTGATCGGTTACAATTGCCGCCATTGTTGCTAGCTTTTTTCTATATTTATAACTATCCCAGGTCCTTTCTGAGAGATCCATTGTCTCTCAGACCGAATCCCCGTCTTTGGATAGTGGGGAATGTTGACAATCCAGCATCAACTCTCAAACCAGTAACACCGATAGCGATTGGAGACGACGCTCTGGTAAATCCAGAAAGTCTACCCCAGGATAGTATTCCTCTTGGATCAGTCAAACTACCTGTGGTGGTAAGACCTGTATGTGTAGTAGTAGAAAGAATGTTGCAAGTAGCAACTCCCGTTGTTGCAGTTGTGTGGAGGTCATTTATGATATAAACGTTGTCAAGGAATGTTGTTCCAATAGCAACGATTGAATTATCAGAACCGTTGATAGATCTGACACCATCACCAACACTTGTATTCTTGACGAAGATTGGATAACCTTCTTGAAGTCCTGCAGTACTAGATGCCGTAAAACTGAACGCAAGAGCAAGAGCATTTCCGTTAGTTCCAACTGCTGTAGCAATACCGGTGATTGTTGCTGCAAAACCAGCAACAGCGGTGATTCCAGTTAAACTCTCAACAGAAAGTGCTGGTGTAGAAACCAGAACTTGTGGTGGTGCTGTACGAGTATAACCAAAACCAGCGTTAGTGACAGATGCTGAATTAATAAAGTCATTCACGATAGCAACTGTACCTGTAGCAGTTGTACCAACACCAACACCTATTGCTTTAGGTGCTGAGATCTTAACAGTTGCGGAACCAGAATATCCAGCGCCACCCTCAGTAACATCCAAGGAACTAATCGTTCCTGTAGAAGAGACAACTGCAGTTACAGCAGCAGATACATGTTCAGTTGATGTATTTACAAGTAATCCATCAACACTAGTAATGTTGATAGAAGATTCATTTTCCTCATAGTTAAAGAATTGTGCATCATCAACAAATATTTCAGTTGCAGATGCAGAAATGTCTCCAATAACTCTTGCGGTAGGATAAACCTGACCTTCAATAGAATCTCTAGACTTATGAACAAGTTCACCACCAAGTCTTTGATCTACTTTCTTCTTAATCCAACTAAGTGGCTTAAAGTTAGTATCATCAATACCAAGACCCGCGTAAATATTAGTTTCAACTTTATCAGAGTTATTGATGTTGTAAACTGTTCTAGGATCTTGTGCAAGACTTGTGTTTGTCTTTTGCATTTGAAGAATATCGCCAGTTTCAACTGTGGCATTCACATCTACACTGACACTATCAGTTCCTCTTGTTCCTCTGTAGAAGAATATATCAACATTATCATTTGAAGTTGGTGCAGTTGTAAATACAATTGATGTACCACCAGAGAATTGATAGTGAATATTTGGTTGCTGTATAACGCCATTTACATAGATAAGAAGAACTGCTTCAAGATCAATCGCTGAAGAATCAATATTGTTTTTATCAACTTCAAAACTTAAAAGTTCTCCTTTATAGTTTAATGGGAACCTAGTGCGAGATCCATCAATAAGGTCAGAGATAGAGTCGATAAAGTCAAGTTCACCAAACTGCCAAGCAGCAAATTTATCATTAAAGATATTCAAAACTTCAAACTCTGGTTCATTAACCATAGCAGGAAGACCCTTGGCAGTTACAAGACCAACTGCTTTGAACTTATCACCAATTCTAAATCCATATCCATTTCTAACAATCTTGAAGTTCTTAACCTCAAAAAGAGTAGATCCAATTCCAACTGCAGTGATTGCAGCTCCAACTTCAACGTTGAGAAGAAGACCACTACCAGTATCAGTAGTAGCACCCAAACCAAGACGAGAAACACCAGTGATAGGAAGATTTTCGTAAGAAGGTGAAGGAATATTAATTGTTGGATTGTAACTATATCCCGAACCTCCATTAGTTACATTGAATGCAAGAGATCCACCAGCGCCAACTGTAACTGTGACGGCAGCAGCACTGCCATTATGATTTGGATCAGTGATTCCAATAGCAACAGATCCACGATATCCTGATCCAAGAATGTCAGTGGCACCAGCTCCAATAGACTGAATTACACCACCAGAAACAAATGCTGTCACAGATGCACCAACAAGAGGAGCAATTCCAAGACCCTGGGTAGATCCAAGGGAAACAATCATTCCACCTCTTGGAAGTTGATTCTTGTTAACGTCAGTATCAGAAATTACAAGGTCATCATTTGAATCTGTTATACCAGTGAATACTACGTTTGAAACGCTACCATCTTCTGTGAAACTATAGTTCCCTCCAGCATTATTATCGGTGGTTGGAGTTTGGAACATATTGTTTATAAAGACCAACCCACTACCAGTTTCAATACCTGTTGTATTAGCACCACCAACAGTTAAGCGATAAGTTGCACCAATACCAGTGAATTGTCTGGTGATATCATCATAAATTTGATTTGTTGCATAATCATTTCTCAGATAAACTCTACCATTGAAAGTAGACTTATGATATGGAATATTACTATTATCAACTAGTTCTTGAGTATTGCCTCTAGGTGCTTCAGTAAAGTGAATCTTACTTCTAGTCATATTGTAAGAACCTTGGAACACTCTGATGGTAGATCCATCAGTATGTGTGGTTGCTAAAGTTCCAACAAATCCCCTCTCAGTCTTAACAACGTTGAAAGAACCTGTTCCTGTGATGGGTCCGATAGTTGTAGTTCCAAGACCAACAGCATTTACCTTGACAAACTCATCATCAACCTTCAGAACGTCTCCTGGAAGAATAGAAGAAATACCAGAAATACCGAAGTATGTTGCACCAACAGAGATAGATCCACCGTTGTTATTAAGAGTATAGTTGATTGAAGTAAATGCTAGAGGAGATCTTGAGACGCCATCAATAGTAATCAAAGATTTCTCAAGTTTCTTCACCATTTCAAGAGTATGTCCATTTCCACTTCCTGCAGAATTGAATGTGACTGCTGCACCAGTTTTGCTAGTAGCGAGTTTAAACTCATTATTATTTGTCTTGATAGCGTAAACTGTGGAAGGAAGAATATTTCCATCAGACATAACCATAGAGGTATGAGCACCACCAATAAAAGTAGACCTTGGGGTGTATGTTAGTTTTTCACGATCACTGAAGAAGTGGTCAGCAATTGTGAATACACCTGTTCCAAGATTGACTACGGTAGAAATACCAGGATTAAATTCTTTTTCAAATATTGGTACAAGGTTGTGCTTAACATCAAAGTCAACTTTGTTAGTTCTATCTCCATTAATAGAATTAAACTCTGCAGTTTTCAGTTGCTCATTCACAGATCCATAAGTCAGTGTTGCAGGGACATTATTCAAATCTTTCTCAGTTTGAATTATTTCACTGTAAATTTGAACAGTAATGTCATCGCTAATATTAGCATCTGGATGGAATATCAATACAAAGTTACTGCCGTTGATATCTGCACCAAATGTACCAATACCCATCGTACTACCGATAGAAAGGTGTGGATACTGTACCGTAAAGGCATTTGTATCATTATGATTAAACAATACTTGATGTAATGCAGAGGTGTTACCGTAAGAAACTTTTGCAGTAGATTTAACTGTGGTTACATCGAATTTATCATAAGTCAATACTGTTGAAATTCCAGTTCCTGAGAATGTAGAGAATTTGGTTTCAAGACGACCTTCTCTGACAGAACTATCTGGTTGACCGGTTGCTTTGAAAATATGTGTACCAATTCCAGCACCGACTGTGTTGAAACCAACAATTCTAGAGCGAACAAGAACATTATTAGACTCGGTATTTTCAAAATTCAACTTAAGAACACCAGATGCAATATTACTGGTGAAAGTTCCAATAAACTTGGATGAAGTTCCAAATTTGCTATTATCAAAGAAGAAATCCGATCTATAAGTATCAGTTCCATCATGATCAACAAACATATCGACAACTGTCTTATCATTAGTAACAGTGTCAAGAAGTTCAATATTTGCAAATAATGACTCAGTTCCACTTGAAGAACCTTCAAAAACTAATCCAGTAGATCCAGCACCAACAGAAACATTATTTCCAATCAGATTAACAAATCCAATAGATTGTGTTCCAATACCTGCAAGAGTACTGTTAAAATTATTTTTTATAAATTTGACATCTAAATCATCATTAAATGGATCATCTGGTGTCAATCTCAGTGAAACATTATCAAAAGCATCTTTAAATGCTTCGATGTCAGCAAGGTCATCTTTTGTATTATGAATAGACGCTTTCTCAACAGTAATTAACTTATCATCATTTGTATTGACAACAATCAGTTCAGTTGCTTGAAGATCTTTGCTATTCGGTTTGATCATTTGAACCAAATATCTACTGTATCCATCATTAGCAATAAACTTATCAATATCACGATACAGGGTCGTATTAGCATTCTCTTGATTAGAGAATTGATTATTGAAGTTATCAATTGTTAGAACTCTATTTGTCCTACATTCAATGTAATCGGAAAGTCTCTTATTTTGGAATTTGATGAACTTTGATTTGTTGTTCGAAGTATCAACATCAATACCAAAATCAAAGAAGTTGATTGCATCAACTCTCATCGTGGTTCCATTTGCATTTAGATTAATAATGTCAATCAGAGCACTGCTATTTGCAGATGTACTTGCTGCAGAAATTTTTCCTTCTGATGTGATTCCAGTATCAGCAAAGTTTTTCAGTCCAGAAGAGTGAATTACTCTATTAACGGGATTTATCCAGTTCTCAAATTCTATTGGACTCTTTATACTATATGAAAGATTCTGATAATAATCATTATCTGCTACTACTTGAAAATCTTCATTTAATTTACCAGTATCATTTGACCATCCATTATCTGTTTCAAGGGAATAATCAACTTCAAAAACACCCGTGTTTTCATCAATTTTGTTGATGGTCGCTAAAGTTCCAGAATTCTTACCAAGAATAACATCATTTTCGGAGAGTTCATAAGTTCCATAAACCTTAATTGCGTCATTAAGATTATTAGTGATAATCAAATCTACTTCAGTATAAGTATTTCCGGACTTAATGAAGAGAGATTCTCCAACAATAAACTCTAGAGGAGTTTGTACAACAGTAAACGTTGGATAATTGTTTTTATTAACGAGAGTTGCAAAAGTACTCTGACCATCAGTTTGAGCAACACCAGCGTTAGTTGCATAAGGAGAGATATCAAACTCAACCTCTGCAGGATTAGTGTTCCTATATGCGGTTACTTTGAAGAAATTATAAGAATAGTCTTGAGAATTGAATCCTGTACCTGTAGTAGATGCTAAAGAAATGTTCTCGGCATATACAAAGTCATTTACAGCGAATGGTGCTGTATCTGCAGTAAATCCAAGAGTTGGAGTTGCAAGAACACAAGTCACGACACCTGCAGGTGAAGAGAAAACACTGTTAACACCAACACCATTACTATTGTTTACAGAGAAAACCTTAGACTCTGTATCAGAGAGACCTTTAGGGACATCAAGTACTTCAACATCGATGATAGACGAACCTCCTATCTTAGCAGTGAGGCTTCCATTATCATATGGAGATCCTGTGTCAGGATTAACAAGAACTAATTCTGGGGGAGAAGTATATCCAGAACCACCAGAAGTTATTGTTATACCAGAAATGGTATTTCTGTCTACAACTGTTACATTAGGTGAAATATAGACTTCTGGATTGAGCGTCTTATCTGCAGAAAAATCAAATCCAGCATCTTGAATGGTGACTTGATTGATTCTCCCAAGAGTTGTAGATGTTGGGATAATATCTGCGTTTATACCTGCAGTAGATGCTATACTTACGAACTTTGGAAGTTTCTTATAGCTTGAACCACCAAAAGTGATTTTCATTTCATCAATACCACCAAGAGCTCTTGGTGATGGAGTGGAATACTTAAGCACACTAGTAGATTCTTGATTATAATCAAGATCTTCTGGAACACTATCCAAAGAGACTGTAAATACAGTTTCACCAACTCCAGCAATACTATATGTTCCAGAATAAGTGCTATCAATAAAGTTAATTTCAGAATAATTTGTGACCTCAGTATCAGCAGTACTAATATATCCCGCTTTATCCAGTTGATAATAAACTTTAGATGGAAGGTCTTTGCTAAAGTTAAGAGTGACTGTTGATGCGGTTACTGTATTAGCAATACCAACAGTTCCTACACCCACTGTACTAAAGGTTGTAGAAGAACCGATAGAAATTAATTCATTCTTGAAATCACGATCATAGTAGAGTTTGAAGTTGTAACCACTTAAAGAAGAGTCATTTACATTAAATACTAAATTATTATCTCTAACAACATTCAATCTTGGGTTAATGGCAGATAATTCTTGACTGGAACCACCAGTGGATCCAAAACTAACTACTGTTGGTGGATTAGAAACTGCATCAAATCTTGTATTTGTAAGATTTATAGTGTTATCATCAATTTTGTAAACAAAATAAGATCCTGTAGCAAGACCTGATATAATCAGATCAGAATCGTAAAATACCTTATCACCAGTTGTAAGACCATGCTCAGTAAGAGTTAGTCTGTTTTTGGAGGTGTCTACTGCTGTAGAAGTGAATCCGATAGGATTGACAAGTAACTTATCATTTGCAGAGTTATACTTAAGATAAACCGAAACTGATGTACCAATCCCAACAGATTGCTCAGAATTTACGCTCAGATTTACAATATCTCCGTTGATAAGACCATGTGCCGTAGAAACTGCAACTTTTGCTCTAATTTTTTCTACTTTGGCAGTAACTTGAGTTTTATTTGAGGTTAAAGAGTATCTGTAGTCTCTACTGTCAGCATTAGATGTTATATTTCTAAAGTATAAACCTTCAGTATTTGTGGTGAGACCAACTTGAGTACAGAGACCAATAACATCATCTGTCTTTTTGACCACAAACAAGGTTTCAGTATTACCACTTTGTGGAATACTGTAGGTTGCACTAGTGTTTGTGTTAGAGACTGTAAATCCTTGTGATCCAGCAACTCTTTCAAATGTAACTTGCTCACCAGTTTTAAACGGATGATTAGGTAAATAAACTCCCTGGGTTGGCACTGAAATTGTATAGTGTTGACCTCCAATAAAATAACCCTTAGAGGAAGATGCTCCAGTAGTGGTTCCAATACCTACAGATTGAATACTGTTAAAGAATACCTTATTGTTTACTGCAGAATCAAAATATGGAACATTCACAGGTAGAGTGAACTTACTTGGAGATACAAATACATCAGTGGTTGCTGTATGTGCGGCACCTACAATCCCTCTCAAGACTCTAACTACCTTCTTATCTGGATATGTTCCTAAAACGGATAAAGTCTCTGTACCGATGCCTAGAGTACTACCTACAGAAATAGAATTGACTACTCTGTTGACAAATATATCTGTTACAAAACCAACTGTAGAGTTAGCTGCAACTTGGACAGAGAGACGAGTTCTCTCTGATGAAACGCCAATTTTATGAGACTTTGTTAATCCGGAAATAAATGTAGATAATCCAGAAACTGCGATTTGATCGTTATTAAAGTATCCATGTGATGGGTCTACATTAACAGTTACTCCACCACTCCTATTCCAAACGAGAACTGCATTTTGATAACTTTGAACTGTAGTGTTTACGTCTACAATAGATTTACCAGTAACTCTACTAACATATGCAGAAAGTCCACCACCACTAGTATCCGAATTATCAAAAGTCGCAGTTTCCAGGACTCTATAATCTGTGCCGGAATTATTAATCTTAAATCCGTCTACAGATCCTCTAGTAATAGAATCAATTATGGCACTTTGAACAAGAACTTCATTTGGTTCTGAAATAAAATCATTAGTGGCAAATTTATCACCAGCAACATAAGGGAGAGTATTTCTCCGTAAATCCGAAGAATTGAAGTCAAAGTTCTGATCAATATTTTGAGTTACTGGGACAGAAGAATAAGATCCGCCAATAAAGAATGGAAACTTACTATTTTTTCCATCGCTGGTAATTGTAGCGTGATAAGCATAAACTCCATTAGGATATTCTGGAGTTTTAGCATATCTTCCATTATGTTCATCAAGATCACCAGAATCTGTAAACTTATAATCTTCTACAAAAAATCCGGCAGCAAATCCAGAAGGTCTGTCAGAAACCTCTGCAGTTGCCAATTCATAACCACTTTCTAGAATTTTAGCGGCCGTGTTCGTATCTGAAGGATCCGTATATCCATATCCACCATATATTGGGTTACCATCATATGCCCAACCAATAATTGGAGAATGTGCCCCACCGTTATCACCAAAAGTATCAGCGCCAATAGCAGTAGAATATCCTACTAATCCATATCCAAGTTTTTCTTCAGTCTCAACTAAAATTTCATCACCAAATCTAGTGTGAGCGTTGCAAGTTAAATCTCTAACTTCAACATCAACAACACCCCCCGAACCTGCAGAAGTTACGTTTACCGAGGTGTTATTTTGAACATATCCTGCACCACCAACAAGAACTACTACATTAGTAATTTTTCCGCCACTAACAATTGCTCTGAGTTTTGCTCCAACACCCTCACCCTCAACTTTGAGATCTGGGGCAGATGAATATTCACTACCAGGATTAGTAATTTGTACAGAGACAACTTTTCCACCAGAGATTAATGGTTTTAGCTCTGCATTTTTGCCATTTTTGATCTTGATGTCTGGTTTTTTATGGAAGTTTAGGATATTTGAACCATAACCTGTTCCAGTCTCGTATAAGTAAAGATCAACAATTTCCCCTCTTACAGATGGAGTTGCTGTGATAACTCCAGAAACGCCATCAAACTCCGCATTTACTGTAATTGATACTGGAGGATATGCAAAGTTTTGAATACCAGTTCCTACACCAGTAATATTAACATGATGTCTCTTAGTATAGTCAGTTGTATTTGTACCACCAACTCCAGCATTTGCAAGTCTAAAAGAATGATCATCAATCTTTAATACTTGATACTGAACACTAGTGCTTAATCCAGTTACAGCAGTATTATCTGTTGTATAGAGAATTTTATCTCCATCAGAAAATCCATGATTTTTAAAGGTGACTGAATCGTAAACAGATGAAATATTATCAGACTTGACTTTTAACTGCCTATTTTCATATCCACTTCCAGAATTAATAACCTTAATAGAACTAATAGTTTTCTTGCCATCAAACAATCTAAACTTATGAATACCTTGAGAAGTGGTAGTAAATCCTACCGTGCTAATTCCACTTGAATAATTTTCTAAAGTTTCATACAACTTAATTGTCGTTGTGTTAACGATTTGGGCATAATATACAGATCCACTAGCTAATGCTTTGCCTTGATGAGCATTTGAACCACCAAAAGTCCCTATACCAATTGCATTATTACCATTTCTACTATAGACAATTGCATCACCATTTCTAAGATTGTGAGGTTTTTTAAATGTAATAGTATCATCACTATTATCAATACCACCACCACCAGAAATCAAACGAGCATCAAATTCAAGTTCACGATATCTTGTTTCTAATATTGGTTGCAGCACTGCACCAGATCCATTACCACCATCAATAGTGATGGAAGTAACATCTACCAAATCAAAATCTTGTGGATCGATTTTTACATCAGTTACACTTCCACGAACTACAGGTCTTACAAGAGCGGTGGTGTAAGCAGCTCCAGGAGATCCAATTTCAATAGTTGGTGGATTGATTACGTCATAATTTTTACCACTGTTATAAATTCTTACATTTTTGATTGGACCAGAGTAAATCTTATCGTTTGACTTGTAGTTTACAATCTCAGTGCCATTAACTAACATTCCTGTAGATCCAGGAATGGTTGATGTTCCCTTTCCGTCTTTAATATTTCTAGCAATTGGGAATTTTTTCAACAATTGTTGAGGATAAATTGCCTCACTCTTTTGAGTGGCAAGAACAAATTTATGTGCTCCTACCCCACTAGCAGAGGTAAATTCTAAAGAAGATCCTCCTTCAATTAATGACCTTGAGGCAAAGAGTTTAATTTGATTGGATGCCGTTAGTACCTTAACAAAGTAAACGCCCTCAGGGAGTCCTACAAGAGTGTCTGAGGATGCTTTATAGACGACTTCATCACCAGTTACGAAAGGAACTGGAGTTGCAAAGGAGATTATACTATATTTCTGTGTTGATGGATTAAATCCTTGGAGAGCACTACCAGTAGCACGTCTAAGAGTTGCACTCAGAGCAGTTTCACTAATTTGATATGAAGGTAAAGAGTTTGAAGCGACATAAGCATGAGTTTCATCTGTATATACATTTTGAACATCAGTGGTGACGGTATTGTCACCATAGAAAAGTGGAGTGCCACTACTGGTAGCAGTTTCAAGTTTTCTTCTGATAGTATAGATTGTTGTAGAATTAGCAGTGAATCCTGCAATATTATCAAGGGTGATTTGCTTGTTTGATCTAGTTATTGTAGATACTACAGCGTTTGCATGAAGAACAGTTTCTGTAGATCCATTCAAAATATCTACAGTATCTCCAACTTTAAGACTAGACTCATCAATCTCGCTCTTTAGTTGAACCGTAGATCCAGTGATACTCTCAACATCAAATCTACAACTTGTATTGTATATCCAGCTATTTGCAAATATTTGTTTATCTGTCTTATTCAGTTCAGGGTTTTTAATTCTTTCTCCAATGTTTTTAACAAATATCTTTTGCCCCTCATTAGAGAGCAAAATATCATTAGTTGCTTTGAACTTGGAGAGAACTCCACCAATACGAACTTCTACTTTCTTGGAGGTGTCACCATCTTCATAACCAATATAGACTTCATCAACTCTAAGTTCTGTTGATGGGGAGATTGCAGTCCCAATACCACTACATCCAAGAAATTGATTTACAGTTTTATCTGTATATTCAATCCTATTTCTTCCAGAAATAACCCTTCCAGACTGAGCAAATCCAACTGTAGAATCAACTGTTACTACAGAAGCACCAACATTAACAGCATTTGAAACTTTAGTGGATGGTTGAACTTTAAAAGTTCCTTCAATAAGATCTCTATCGTCAAAACCTACAAATAAACCAAGTCTGTAGTATGTGCTAATTCCAGAACGTGTAAAAATTTCAACTTCAGATACAGAAGCTTTGGTGGAACTATCACTAGACTTTCTGATTGTTTGTCCAACTAATTTGTTTGGATCACCAGAAACTCTTTCAACAACAACTTCTTCCCTTCTTGTAAACTTAGCTCCTGATGGTTTTATCAGATAATCTTCTAAATCAATTATTTTTGGATCAACACCATAAAGAACTTTGAATAAAATCTTGAAAGAATCTTCTGTTCCTTTTGCCTCATATAAACTTCTTATCTCTTTTACAAAATTATTGACATCTAAATCATCTACAAAATCAACATCTTCAAGACCAGGAGCAAAAGAATACTTTAATTTTTTGTAAAATTCTTTGAGAAACAGAGCACTAAGGTTCTGTACAGTAGAACCTTTAGCATGAACTTGCTCAGAGGTGTCACTGAATACTAATTCTTCTGGGTCAAGAGAGGATCGATATGAGGAAATACCACTAAAACCTCTAATACATCCCGTAAAAGAAGTTGCAGTTTTTCCAGTATATGTTATAATTTCATCACCAATCTTAAACAGACCATACTCATCAGGAAATCCTTTGGTTGTAGAAACCTCAACTCTATCGTCAGTAGAAGAAATTCCAACAGTCAAACTGGTATATCCAGTGACAACCTCTGGTGTAAGATTGTCAAATTTGAGATACTGGTCTAAGTTCTCAACAATATCAGTAGCACCGCCCTGATGTTCTTGAGAAATATAATATTGCTTCAGAAAGTCAATAGATTTTGGACTTTCGGATCTAAGAAATTCGGGTAACTGACTTTCAATTACTTGTTGAACTTTTACCCTTCTTTCAAAGCCTGTTTGTATCATTCTTATCCTCTCTTAAGTTCTCCGTTTAGATAACTTGAAGTAACTTTATAACCGACGCCAGAAATCTGTTCGCCAGATGTAATAGTATCTTTAATCATATTTATCTTACTATCAGCAACCGAGAAAGATAGATAAAGATCCTTCAAACCGATGACATCATTTGAATCAGGAACTGCCTGAATCTCAATAATGTTATTTTCTTTGACTGTAGAGGAGATTGTGATCGTGTTCAGTAATATTTCACCTTTCATATAATCAACTGTTCCTGCTGACTTAATTACAACTTCAAACTCACCACCCTCATTTCTTTCTCTAACGACGGAAATGACACCTTTACCATTATCTCCTGGAGTGTCTGTAAAATAGAAAACACCATTTACCCCAGATATTCCAAACCCAGTGCTCTTAATATTAAATCCATTTTTATCCATACGGAACTTATTTCCGTAACAAAGTTCATACTGAGCAGAAGTATTGATAAGAGTTTTTAGATTTCTTCTGATTCTAACTCTTGTGATATTAGAAGTAATGGCATTATCAGTGCTATCAATAGTTTGGCACAATTTACTGTACTTGAAGCGTCCACCAAACTGGTTAATGTTTGCTGTGGCAAAAGTATTCAGTGTTGACAGAACTTTTGACTTCAAATCGTTGACATTTGATACTTTTGGACTGTTGTAGTAAACTGCGGAGTCAATTTCAACAAAAAGTACCTTAAGATCAACAATTTTTTGATTTATACCCGATAAAGCGTAATTTTTGAGTTTTGTGGCAATAGACTCTTTGTCAAAATCCGAAACAAAGTCACCATTTTTAGGTTTGATACTAATAATAACATTTCCGAACTCAGGTGGATCCAACTCTTCGCCACCGACAACAGAAACTGACTCAGTATTTGGATAAATTGACTGAATTATTGCTTCATAGTCGCGAGCAGTGACTGCACGGTATTGTGAAGAGTAAATTCTTGGCGCAAAATACTTAATTGAATCAATACTTTCGATTTCACCGCCATTTTGTGCCTTTTCGACGGTTGAAATTGTGACATCAGCGGTTGGAACGATGATATTTCCTAGATTATCAGTAGCTCTTCCAGAATATGCGAAATTTTTTGCCCCATTACCATCAATACCGTCCGTAACGATGTAAGAAACAGTAATTATTGTTCCATTTTCTAATTTTTTCCCAAAATATCCGTCACCAAAGAGAAGTTCGTACCTTTCGTCTTGAACTTCTTGTAAAAGATAGATTTCAGAGCTCTTGTTAAGGTTTAAAATGTTTTGAGCAAGTTCATACTCCCTTCCTTCACCAGAATCAGACGCCCCTTTAACCTTTACAACAATTGTAGAGGTGTCAATAAATGGATTTTGTAAAATAAAGCGTTGATCTAACGATCCATCAACGACAAATTGCTTTTTTAAGTAAGTTCCTTGACAAATTTCAACGTCCTTAAAATGTGCAACTCCAGAATTATTTGTGGTAGTAACATCTTCTGGGATTGAGAAGACAAATTGACTCTCACTAACGTTTCCTACGCACACTAGACCCGCCTCTAAGGTCATTGTAGGACTTGTAATGCCGTTTGGTGCAGTGCTGCTTCGTGTATCTATCTTCAGACTGACACGCGCCTTAGCGGCGCTTCTGGAGCGAGGTACATAACCAATATTTCTTGCCAAAGAAACAACATTTTCTCTCAAAG